GTCGCTGTGGGCGTTCTCCGCACCGTTGTGAGCGTCCACGGCTGCGCTGATGCGCTGGTCGGTCTCGGCCTTTTTGTAGCCGTCCACTTCCCACCGCTGGCTCTCGGTCAGGTGGCCGTCTGCATCCAGCGTGGCAATGCCGCCCGGAATGCCGATCTGGTCAGTGCGGACAACATCTTCATCCGGCGCCTTGCCGGGGCCTGCGTTAAAAGAACCGTATGCCATTTAGGTTCCCCCTTCCTGTGCATCCGTGTATTTCACGGTGCTTGTAATGTGATACTGTGCAGAAATTTTCTCGGTCGGAGCTTTGGCGGCCCTCAGCCGCAGCTTTCCTTCGAGGCTTTCGGTCGCAATAAAGCCCACCGCACCCGCCACATCGTAAAATTCCGGCAGTACCGTAACATCCACAATGTCGGTAGCCAACAGGCCCGCAATGGGGATGTCACAATAAAAATAGCCGGGGGAGGAATCATCCTCGCCCCAGCCATCGACCGGAATCGTAAAAGACACCGCAGCCGTGACATCCTGCTTTTCGTGCAGGATGTCATCGGTTTCCTCGAATCCGTTTGCCGTTGCTTCGGAAAGGTCTCCGATTGCGGTGTTGCACTGCTTGATGTGGCTGCAAAGCGCGGCAAGCCCTGTGCCCAAAAGCGTTTTGATCTTCGCTTTTGCCATAGAGCTTACCTCCTCATGTCTTAGTCAGCCAGCAGAGCGGCGATCTCCTCTGCGGAGAAGTCCTCCACGTCCTCGTCGTGCAGAACATTCTCCGGCTCAGCGTACACGACGACTTCCTTGCCGTCGATGTTCACATTGCCGTTGGTGGAGCTGGCTGCGGTCTTGGTGGCACCCTCAGAGACACCGGCCAGCTTTTCGCCCTCGGCATCGGTCATCAGGCGCTTGCCAGCCTCGGCGGCCACAAAGTCGGCAGGCTTCTTGCCGCTGTCGGTCAGGTTGCCCTCGCCGTCCAGCGCAGCGAGGTTGCCGGTGGTAGCACCAGTGACCTTATCGGCCTTGCCGGAAATGTCCACTTCCTCAGGGGTGGGAACATACAGACCGTCGTCCTTCAGGGTCAGAGCGTTGCCCGCAGCAGCGGAAACATTGACCTTGACATCCACCTCATAGCCAGCGATGGTAACGGTGGTGGAAGCATCCTTGCCGACGGCCTTAGCCTTGTAGGTATCCACCAGCGCAGCCATGCTCAGGAAAGAGTAGGTGCAGGAGTCAGGATTCTCGCCCTTGACGGCCAGCACCATGACGGGCTTGCCGTCCAGCTTGGGGTCGGTAGCGCCGGGGTAGGTCGCAGCATCGAACTTGAACTTGGCCACGAAGGTGGTCTTGGTCTGGTCGAGGAACAGCTCAGAGGGGAAGTCAACGGAGAAAGCAGCAGTGCCGCTCTTGTCGGTAGAGGTGTAGAAGTTCACGGTGTTGCCGTCAACGCCAAGAGACTTGATAGCAGCGTTGGCTGCGGTCTGCACAGGGGTAAAGGCGTCCTTCTTGACGAAAGTCTTCTTGATCTCAGCGGTCAGGTTGCGGATGGTGGTCTTGGTAGAAATCTGCTTAGACATAGTAGTGTCCTCCTAAAATTATTTCAGCATATCAACGATTTCCTGCTGCGTTTCTTCCTCGTTCAGCAGGTCTTCACTCGTCATAACGGTTTCTTTGCGGACAGTCAGCGCGTTTGCGCTGTCGAAGTCAAGGCCTTCGCCGATGCGGACGGCAATAGCGCCGCTTGCGTCGCGCTTCAAGCCCTGACCGATGCTTACGCTACCGGTTTCACCCGAACCACCTCCTTTCCCGAACAGGGTTACGGTCGCCTGAATATCTGCTTCCGGGATGCGCTGAGCGAAAAATCTGATGAAACCATCATGCGTTTCGCACCCGTTCAGGACGCCTGCTTTGGTCGTAGTATAGAAGCTGCCAGGAGATACAACGCCAACGGGTACAAGCTCGCTGGTGCTGTCCGACAGTTCTGCGTCATAAATGCACTGGTAGTAATCCATACCGCCAGCGTTTTCGTAATCATCCTCGCTGCGGGCGGGCTTCCACCCGTCAGCTGCAAGGGTGAGTTTGTAGGAGCCATAGTAGCCGCCGCCTGTGCCGCCGTCCACCTGCTCCTTGATAAGAGCCTTTACCTGTTCTTCGTTCAGGATTTCCCCGGATTCAGACAGGTTCTTCACGGCTGCGCTGACCGCTGCCGTGATGGTAGTCGCATGGGCACTGGCGTCGGCGTTGTGCTTCTCGATCTCGGCCTTGACCAACTTCATCAACGCCTGCACCTGAGGGTCAACGGCGATGGACATGTTGGCTTCTGCCGAAACAGCCAGCAAAACGGCGATTTCAAACGAAAACTCGGAGTTCGTGCTTGCGGCAGGAACTTCAATGCCGCGCTCGTCCTGCATCAGGAACAGGAGCGTTTCAGTTCCGTCATTCAGGACACCGAAAACTCCGATCTGGTGCATAACGTAGGTATCTGCTGCACCGGTGGTCTGAATGCTGACCTTGCGGGCGGTTTTGCCGTCGTCCGTGACGGTTTCAATGCCCAGCAAGGACAGCTCGTGCGTGTCGCCGCTGACTGCGGTTTCTGCCGACAGGTCGGTGTCAACAGAGCCGGTGCCGCTCGCGGCGCGGGTAATGGTCAGTGCGCCGCCGGAGAGAGATTCCGACAGCAGGGCGGCACCGGCTTTCGTGTAACTGGATTTTTCCCAACTCACGTTGTCTGTCCTCCAATCGTAATAGTTACGGTTTCATGTGTGTGTGCAAGCCTTCCTGCGGCATAGGCTTGCGCGGAAACGGATTTCGGGGCAATGATTCCGGGGAGCTTAACTTCCGCCATCATCCTTGCCGATGCAGCAGCTCCGGTGGTGTATGCCGTAGCTCCAACGGTTCGCGGCTGAATCACACCCGGCAGCCGGATGATGCAGGAAACAGCCGTGCTGTACTGAGCTACGGCGATATATGCAGGCGGCGCTTCGGGCTGATAGGTAAACGCGATAGAAAACGGAATATGTGCCGGAACCTTTTTTGACAGGATGTCGAGAACGTCGCTTACCAAAAAAGAGAATTCGTTTTTGGGTGAAGTGGAGATGTAAAGTTTGTTGTTGAACCGATCGTCAAACGGTTCGAGCTTTATATCAGACGGAGATCCCGTATAGGCTTGAAGCATTTCTGAGAGAAGCGTTGCAGAAACTTTTCCAAATCCAATGATATAGGATTTAATAAGCCTGCGCCGTTCTTCCAATGTACGTTGGCTTCGTGTTCTGATATGGAGAAAGCGTTCCAGCTCAACAATAGCCGCCTCGTCCATTGAGTCGATAAAGCCGCTCGTGTAGATACCTTCAATAGCATCTTGAGCACCATCAAGCAGTCTTCCGTTCGCTTTGAGGATAGCGACCATTTCCCGCACATCACGGTAATAGCGCGGGTAGTAGGAGATCAGCTCGTCATAGTTGCTGGCAAACTGCCGATTGTAGAATCTCTTCATGTTGTGACCGTCACCTCCCCTGCTACGGGGATAAAGTCAGCTCCGGGCTTGATGTTCTCGGTGCCGCCGTTCAGCGTCAGTTTTTTGTAGTCGAGCACGCAGTCCAGCCCGATGATGATCGCGCCGATGCGGGCAGCGCGGATAACGACATCCTCGGCGGCCGCTGTGGTCAGCACAGTATCTTTGAGGTAGGCGTCAATCGCTTCTTTCGCCTGCTCCTGGACTTCTTGCGGGGTGAATCCGCTTGCAAGATCGGCTTCAAAGGCGATGTCGATCTTGATTTCGTGGGCAGAAACAGCGGTGAAGTGTGCGCCAAGGTTGGCGACGCCTTCTCCCAGACCGTCGCCGACGGTATAGGTGTAGCCGTCCACCGTGGCCGTGTAGCCATTGGTGGCCGGGTCGATGTAGTTCTGCACCTCCGCGATCTTTGAGCTGGAGCAAGCACGACCGGAGGAGTCGATCAGGACAGCCTTCACGGTGTTCGGGCCATTCCACAACGGATAAATCCGAGCGTGGCCGATGCCGTCGATGGACTCGCACCAGGTCTTATAGTGCTGTTTGTTTCCGTTCTCGGCAGGGCCAGCGATCTTCTCCTGAACGCGGGTTCGCAGGCTTTCGTCCTTTTCTCGGTCAGCTCCATTCTCGTAAATCTCACCGAACTTGGCATTTTTCAGACCTTCGATTTCGTTTACCGGGATTGCGGCCGTGCCGGCATAAACTACATTGCCAGCTTCACCGGGAACTTCTGCTTCCAGATAATACTCGCCTTCCAGTGTGTTGTAACGCAGCAGGAAGTAGCGGCCGTCGTTATAGAAGCGCGTCCCGGTGTCCGGGGTCGTGCCCTCAAATGAAAACCTGTACTTCGCAGGGGTCGCAGCATGGCGGGTCACGCCGTACTCGTCCGCCTTGTCGTCCAGATCATCGCCGGTGGCGGTGGCGATCGAAGCCATCTTTCTTGCAATGCCGATGTCGGTATACAGCTTTGCAATTTTGAGGCACGGGCCCGCGACTGCATCATAGAAGATCGAACCCTGCCGGGTGTCGATGCCGTCCGGCGCATTATCCAGGACGTCTCGCAGAATCTTCTCATAGGTCATTTCTTCAAACATTAGATCACCTCCTCCACTTCGATTTCTCCATAGATGGTGTCAGCCGTAAACACGATCTGCGCCTGATCTTTGTCGAACGAGATGTCGAAGTCGTGACATTCTAGGATGCGGCTGTCCGGCGCGAGAGCATCTTTTACGAATCCCTCAATGACGGATTGCGCATACTCGCGGCTTGCGTCCTTCGCAATAACGGCGTCTTCGATCTCAGAGCCGTACTGTTTATCGTAGATCAGGCACTTAAAACGCGGGGTGATTATGGCCTTTCGGATAGCCTGCTGCACCGCTTCGAGGTTATCCACGAAGCCGACGATTCGCCCCGCGTCAAGATCAAGACGGTACGTCCTGGACGACATCATCTTCACGCGGGTTTTGATGGACTCAATGCTTTTCGTGTAGGAATAGCCGTACAGATTCGCGTCGCCGTCCACAACAAAGGAAATAACCTGATCTTTTCGCTGGAGAAGACTCAGCTTTCCCTTGTCGCTGCTGATAAAGTGCCGGGTGCCGGTCGCCTTGTAGTCAAGGCTGAGGGCGTCCAGCACTGCATCCTGGCCGGTGGTCTTGCTCTTCGTAAACTCAGGGATTTTGTAGGAACACTTTGCGACCTCTCCCGTGGGGATGCCGAACCTGGAGCACACGTCAGAGAACACCTGATCGGCAGTCTTGTTCTTGTAGACGAATGTGTCCTTGTTGTTGGCAAGGTAGATGCCGTTGTCGTATGCCTTAAATTTGAGTTGCTTATTGTCGCCTTGGTTTTGGTTCATAAGGATGCCCCTGAACCGTTCCTTGCCATCGACCAGGAAAACGCACTGGTTTCCATCCGCAACGTCGATGCCGCTGCGGGCGTGACGATAGCCGTCATCGTCAATCATTGCCACGGTGATGGTACGGGCAGAACTGCCTTTGCGACCGCTCCAGCGGACGGACTTCACAAGGTTCGTCATGTCGATCGTCTTCTTGTCCTTGACCACGAGCAGCTGAATTCTCGCCATGCGCAGCCCTCCTTACGGAATCTTCAAAACCTGTCCAGGTTTAATGAGATTCGGATTGCTGCCAATCAGCGACTTATTGGCAGCATAGACGCTGGAGTATTTGGAGCCGTCCCCGTAGAGGGACTTTGCGATGTTGTACAGGCAGTCGCCCTTCTTGACAGTGTAGGTCTTCGGGGTAGACGTGCTGTCAACGCGGGCCACGGTGTCCTGCACGGTAGCCACCAGGGAAGAGTCGATCGTTACCGTTTTCAACGACACTTCCTGATACTCTTTCAGGGTGATGTCGTAGTGATAGGTTCCGACGTCGCCGCCGTCCTCGCGGTAGTTGAAACTCTCGATAGTGCAGTACAGGTTGATGTGCATTCCTGTGCAGATGAAGTGTATCGGAACCCGGCTCTTCTTCCACCGCTCGATCATGCGGACGTACAGAATCGGCGGAACGGCGATCAGAGACTTCATGCCCGGAAAGCCGTGCGCCGGAAAGAAACTGGAGAAGCTAAATTGCAAAGCAGGGCGGCTCTGCATGATTGTGACTTCACCAAGGCCGGTGAGATCAACAGAGCGGTTGTTGCTGCCGTTCTTGACGTTGAATTTCTCAGGCAATACGGGCAGCCGCATTTTCTCTTTCTCCGCGTTCCAGGTGAACCAAATTTGGTAGTTAATAGTCATAAGACAGCTGGCCCTCCTCAAAGATTTCATCCTTGATAACGCCCATCAGAACAGGTTTGATGTTGTTCGTGAGCAGTTCAAGCACGGCCTTCTCAGACATGCCGTCGTCAGAGCCTCCAGAAACGGTCACAGAGCCATTGCAGACGATCTCCAGAATGATTCTCTTGGTGATCTCTTTCGTGGCGTCTGTGCTTTCTTGGGCCGCTGTCTGAGCATTCGGCTGAACATTCAGCGGTGCAGCCTCGGCAGCAACGGGGGCATTGGAGGCCGGAAGCGCGACCGTCGATACTTCAGGAAGGCCAGTGTAGGCGGCGTTAATTGCCTCCAGATCGGAGTTCTTGCCAGACACGATGTCTGCAACCTTACCCAGCACGGAATCGAAGAGCGATTCGCCTGGGCCAGGTTCAGGAGCATCAACGGTAACACCCGTGAGCGCCTGCAAAAACTGGTCAAATTTTTTCTCGTTTGATGTATCGGATGCAGGCTCCATTCCATTCAAAGCATCGATGATTTTGTCTGTTTCCTCGGTCGGAAAGACGGTGCTTCCCTGCTTACCGACGATCAGCTCCGGGCCATTCTCACCGGCAACGAACACATCTTCAGCGTCCGTCGTGCCTCCAGCATGTCCGGGGACGGTCGTTGTGGTAGACGCGGGAACAGAGGGAGTAGAGCCGTTCTGCAAGGCCAGAGCCACAGATGCGGCCACATCCTTTGCAGCGGCTACGGCGTCCTTCTTGCCGTCTTTGAGCTTCTGGACATACTCGGCAATGGTGTCCTTCGCGGCCTTCCCTGCCTCGTCGGAGAGGTCGAGAGAGTCCACCGTGCCTTCCATTTTCTTCTGGAAGTCATCGAGCTGGTTCTCGTAGTCCGTTACCCAGTCGGCGGTTGCCTGAGCCGCCGCATCCTGCTTGGCGGTGACGTCGGCCAGGGTGTCGGCCAGCTTTGCCACAGCGTCCTTGTTGCCGCTGTTGATCGACTGAACCATGCTTGCGGCAAGACCGGCGGCCTGTTCGCTGCCGTCCTGGACGTAGGACATCAGAGCCTTGTAGTTCTCCTCGGTGATTCCCAGATCGTCCGCGGAGGTGGCTTTCAGCGTTTCAATGTTGGCGGTGTAGGTGTTCCAGTAGTTGAGCTGCGAGTCGAGAGCCGCCTGCGCGTTGGAAACGCTCGCGTTCAGGTAGTCGCTCGACTTCGTGGACGCCTGATCGAAGAGATCAAACTGGCCCTCGAAGCTATCCTTTGCCGCCTGGTATGCGTCGTCGTATGCCTGACAGAGCTTTTCCACATCAGAACGCACATCGCTGTACGCCTGAGAAATGGCCTCGCCATAGGTAACGCCTTCCTCTGCGGCGGCCTTCGCAGCATCAGCAGCGGCGGTGTAGCCCTCCTCGATCTCCTCGATCTTCTTGCCGGTTTCGTCGTAGGCGTCCTGCAACTTGGTCTGTTTGTCCAGAACCTCTTGCAAAGCATCAGCAGCAGCGTCGGCGTTGGCCGCCTGCTCCGACCACTGTGCAGAGATCGTAGACATCCCGGTCGGGTCTTGTGCGTAGAGATCGGCGATGTAGTCCTGGTAGACCTTCTGCGCATCGTTGGCCCGCTGCTGGGCGGCTGTGACTTCATCCTGAACCTTTGCAAGCTCCTCCTGCTCCTGAGCCTGCTGCTTAATGAGATCGACGTACTCCTGGTACTTCTCGTTATAGGCTTCCTGCTTTGCCTGTTCCTGAGCTATCTGCTTGATGTAGGCGAGGCTCTTGTCCTGGTTTTCGGTCAGGTCTTCGTAGGTCATGTTCAGGCCGTCGATGTTGCCGTTCAGCTCGTCGAGAATGGCCTGCATTTCCTGCTGTTTTCCTGCCGCCTCCCCGGTAGAGCTTGCCAGCTCAGACAGGCGGGCGATCAGCGCGAGATTTTCCAGCTCGTTCTTATGCACAGACTCCGTGTTGTTGTCCAGCTCGTCCATCAGGGAGCTGTGCTTGTCGATCAGGTTGTCGCACTCAGAAATGAGATCACCGACGGACTGCCCGTTGCTGTTCAAAGACTCAGACAGGGTGTCGATGCGGTACTTCAAAGAGGACGCCTGATCGGACGTGTCGCCGTAGGTATCGCAGGCGATCTGGTACTGTTCCTCCAGCGATTCCAGCTCTTTCTGCTGCTCAGCAGTTACGGCGGTCATGGACTGCGTTTCCTTGTAGGCGTCCTCGTACTTGTTGCCCAGTATGGTGACGGCAGCAGTTATCGCCGTGACGCCAGCCGCCACGCCGAGCAGCACCGGCAGATACGGAACCAGCGGAGCGAAGAACCCGGCTTGAATCACCTTTGCGGCAGACATCGCCGCGGACAGACCGGCCACGCCAACGGCCACCGTGCCCAGGCCGGTGCCGATCGCGGTCAGGGCCTTCACGACGTTCGGGTGCTCAGTGAGGAAGTCCCCAACCTGTCCCCAGAGGTCGGCCAGCTCAGCCGACGTATCATGGATAGCAGGCTCCAGAACTTGAGTGAAGGCAACATTCATTTTGTTGTTGGACTTCTCCCACTTCTCGCTCAGACTCTCGCCAGCCTCAGCGGTTTTCTCCAGCGTGCCCACGGCAGCGTCCAGAGATCCCGTCAGGGTGTCGGTCGTGATTGCGCCGTCGCGGATAGCCCGCGCAAAGTCAACGCCCACTTTGCTGCCGAAAATCTCAACGGCCTCCGTGGTCGCCTCGGAGCTGTCCTTCATGTTGGCGATCTCGGTTATTGTGTTCTGCAAAGCCGTCTGTGCATCCAGACCATCAGAAGCAAACTTCTTGACAGCAGTGCGCATGGCGGTGATCGTAGAGGTTCCCTCGACGCCATAGAGCTCCATCTGAGCCAGCAGGCCGATCGCGTTCTCCAGCGACAGGCCCAGCTCCTGCAAGGACGATGCGCCCGTAATCAGGGTATTGCTCAGAGTGGTAACGGACAAGCCGGAAATTTGTCCGGCATAGGCCAGATCGTCGAGAACATTCGGCAGCTTGGATGCGTCCACGTTCCATTTGTTCATCACCTTGGTAACAAGCTGAACGGAACCAACGACATCCTGGCCGGTAATGTCCGCGAAGTCTAGGAACTGGCCCGTAACCTCCGAAAGCGTATCGCCGGTGTAGCCCAGGCGGGTGTTGATCTCGCCGACGGCACCGGCCACGCTGTCAAGGGCGTCGTCGTTGCCAGAGTAGGCTTTCAGCATACTCGCGCCCAGGCTGTCCAACGCCTCGCCCGTCGCACCGGTGGCGTTGACGACAATCTTCTCGGCGTTGCTGTAACTGTCGGTCAGCTCGTAAACCGAGGATGTGATCTCCTTGATTGTAGCCGTGATGCCAGCCGTAGTGAGGGCCTGAGCGATCGTTTCGACAGCATCAGCACCAGTCTTTCCGGCGTCTTCGGCCTCGTCGCTGGCCTTTTGGGTAGCCTTAGACAGCGTGTCGGTTGCGTCGCTGGCCTTACCGTTGGCTTCCGCCAGGGTCTCCGCTGCATGGCCTGCCTGTTCAGCCGCAGCCTCCAGCTTGTCGAGGTCTTCCGTTCCGGACGACAAAACAGCCTGGTAATTCTGCATCGCAGCATCGGCGTCGCTCTGGGCTTTTGCAAGCTCTTTGAGGGCATCTGCTGCTGCGGTGCTGGCCTCCTCCAGCTCCTTTTTGGTTTCAGCCGAAACCTTTTCGTTCCGCATGAGGTCTTCGAGCTGATCGCCGGTCTTCTTGACGGCGGCGGTCAGATCGTTATGGATTCCGGCTGCGGCCTCAACGGACTCGGACAGCTCGTCGGAGGACTTCTCGCAGAGAGCCATCATGTCGTTTAGATCGTTCAGGGCAGCGGTGGATTTCAGCCCCATGTCCACCAGCTCTTTGGTGGAGTAAGACGCCTCCAGCATTGCCTTGTCATAGCCACCGACGGCGTTTGTCCAGTAGTCGGCCTTCTCCGAGGCCTCGTCTGCTGCCGCACCGTACCGATCGAGGGACTCTGCGAGCTCGTCTGCCGCAGAGCCCGCGCCGCTGACCGCCCCTTCGATGCTGCCGATCGAGGAAGCAACGCCATCAGCGGCAGCAGCTACATTGGAAGCCGAGGACGAAATGCCGTCCAGGGCCGCGCTTGCTGCATCGCCCGCAGACTCCCACTTGCTCAGCATGGACTCGCCGTTGTTGGCGATGTCAGCCATCTTCTGGCTCATCTGGTCGATGAGCTGAAATCTTGCGGTCAAGTTTGCCATTTAGTCCTCACCTCCTCATATTTCTTTGAGCCTCCGCTACGATCTTCGCCTGCTTGCGTTCATCATCAACAACAAGCTCAGAAGCGATGTAGAAGAGCTTCATCTTCCGCGGCATGGCGTCGTACTCTTCCGGGTGCAGCCCGTGTCGCTGCCATAGGGTGTGCGCCCAGTAGCCGTCCGAGCCCGCCGCGCAGATCAGTTTTTTGCGGCTTTCAGATCGTCTTCATCCGGGGCGTCGATCATGCCGAGAATCTGCATGACGTTCCGAGCGACGTAATCATAATCGCCCGGTTTGCTGAACACCAGCAGCGGCATATCGGTGATGTCCACGCAGTTATAGAACTTCATCAGCTCCGGGTCGTCCAGCTTCGGGTACTGGAGGGACTTCACGACGATATGGCGCAGGGCGCGGGCATTGTCGCGCTCGGTCTTCCAGACGAGCTCGCCGCCGTTCACGAGGGGATTGCCCTTCTTGTCGGTGGCGACGCTGCGGCGACGGTAGTTTTCGTTGATCTGGGTGATCTCCTGCTGAGTCAGGATTTTGGCCTCGAAGTTGATAGGGTTGCCGTCGTCGTCCTTGAAGGACTCCGGGCCGGTAAAGGCGATGATCTCCTGCTGAACAGGACGCATAAAGTATTTCAGGCTCTTATTTTCAGTCGCCATAGTAAAATCCTCCATAAAAAGAAAAGCCTGCTCTTTTCCACAGATGCGGTCAAAAGAGCGGGCTTTGATGGTGTATTCAGAATCTCAGTGATGAAAACAGCCCCTTTTCACCACTGTCGCGGCCTTACAGGAAGTCGCGTGCGTTAAAAGTCAGGTTGTCGGTAACGACGTCGCCGCCGCTATCCAGAGCGGTGAGGGGCATTGCGCCGGTCGGCACACAACCGACGAAGGTGCAAACATCGTTCTGGTGCTTGTCGAAAAAGTCGGAGTCCGGGTCATTCATGATGCCCTGGATAGTCAGCTCCGGGGTCTTATGGGTGGCCTGGTACTTCTTAATCATGTCCTTAATCCAGGGCGTAGAGCGGTGCTCAGACAGGGACACAGTGATGTTGTAGCCCAGCCAGCGGGTGCTGTTGGAATAATCACCGAGCTGCTTGCCGCTCCAGGTGTCCGGGGTGAAGGTTCCGGTCGCGGAAACGGAGTCCGCAACCTCGATGCCGTCAATGACGATCTTGCCCATGCGAATATTGATCGGGCGGGTATTGAAGTCCATATTTTAGCTCCTTTCTCCCATCAGCGGGTATGGGTGGTAAAGAACAGCTTCTCCGCGCTGTCAACGGGTTTCAGGTTGACGTTGAAATAGGTCTTGTCGCCGTAGGACGCATCACGATCGACGAGGAAGTC